TAATTAAATAATAAATATAATCCTACGATTAGATTTTTCCTAAATAGGGGGGGTTTATCGGTATTATTATCGTTGAAATAGTGGATTGTTGTATAATAGATTATTTGCTAAACTTTTTCAATTTTTTGATTAATTGTTGAGAGAGGTATCGGTATTATTATCGTAAGTGTTATATACTATATTTGTTATTATATTATATAACAAAATAACAAATAAAAAACAAATCAATTTTTTTTCAATTTTTTATAAAATTCTTCCTAAAGTTTTTCCTAAAGTTTTGCTTGGGGGGTGTTGAGTCTTGCTTGTTCTTTTGCTTCTTTCTTTAATCTGGCTTCTTCTTGTCTTCTGGGTTTAAGAACATTATTATAGTATTCTTGTTTCTTTCTCTTGTATTCTTCGGTCTCTTTAACCTTTTGGTGGTATTTTTTGTTTCTTTCATTTTGTTCATCCTTATGTTGTTTATTGTAGGCTTTAATATAGTCCAACTTCTTATCATATTGCTGAAGTTTGCGGAGCATATTTGCATCCATTATAACTTCTGTCATATTTATGTTGTTCATCACTTCTGTCATTTATTTGTAGATTATATAATATATAAATATTATTATTTCTTTAAATCAATTTTTTATTTAATTATTATTTTGTTGTCCGCCCTTATCCGGAAGAGCCGTCTGTGAGAATGGGTCTTCTTGTTATATAATCCCTAAAAACCTCCTTTTTCATCAAAAACCTCCTTTTTTGCCCTTATTTTACTTTCTACCTATAAAAGAAAAGAATTAATATATATATAAGGGGACTTTCCGAAATCAAGGCAAAAAGGGAGGTTTTGGAGGTTTTTTATAAAAAAAGGGGGTGAGGATATTATATAATAGAAAGACAAACCGCCCTACCAATTACCTTCTATATAATCAAAAAAGCCGGAACACTTCGCTTTAAATATGATAAAGTAATATCTCCCTCTCCATTTTTTTACACTACATACACATATTTTATACACATATAACCCTTTTTCTTCTAATTCTTTCATTCTTTTGGGTGTAAAGGCACTAAAACAATTATCATTCATTAAAAATGCGAATCCTTTCGTGATTTTCCCTTCAGTAAATTTTTTAGCGTAGTAATCAACAAAATACCAAACTGCATTTATTCTTTTCCCTTGTAGGTCATCAATCCGAAAAGGCGGATTAGAACATACCCAGTCAATTGGTTCAACCCATTCAAAATCTCTAAAGTCTTTTCCTTCTTCTAATTCAGTATGATATAAAACCTTTACTTTACCTTCTAACCATCTCGTAAAACCACCCTCACCTTTAAAAGGTTCATACACTACTGAATTACTATCTAATTCTGGTATTTTATCCAATAGAACCTTACATAAATCTGGCGGTGTCTGATGAAAATAATAATCGTCGTTTTTTACCATATTTTTATACATTTTATACAGAAAAAAATCTATAAAAAATCAATAGAACCAATAACCAGCCGGAGGCAGAATATTTCCTCCTATATCCTGTATGTGAGGAGCCGTAGGGAATTCAATCTTATTCCCACCTATATCATAAGTAGATAGTCAAGAATCGTTCTTCACATAATGGTTTTGTGCTGTATCCACACTTGTCGCCATCATTTTCGTGTCCTGTTCCATCTGCTTAATCGTCTCTCCGTACTTGTTGGTAAGGAATATTTTCCGTAGCATACTGGAGCCGACTTTCTTTCCATCAAAGATTCTGTATAAGATTCTGGTAATGTCATTATTATTGTCTAAAGTATTCCCAAAGTAATCTACTAAAAAGGGGATACAGGTTTTATTCGTAAGTTGTTTCTTAAGGGGATGATGCTTAATGTAGAGGTCAAGAATATCTCTGATTTCTTCTGAAATAGGCTGTTCCTGAATCTGGTAAGTACCCTTTGTCTTGTAGTTGGAAAACAAGAATTTATTATTTTCTAAATCCACGACATTCATTTTCTCTAAAACATCTCTATCCAGTTTTTTACAGATGACCGCTTTCTGATAATCTTGGTTTCTACGAGGAGGTTGCATAACAAACAGAGCCAGTATTAAAAAGTATTGCAAGTCTTTGAATTCACGTTCGTCCAACTTCTTCTTCTTCCGAGCCATATCTAAAATGGGTCTATAATGTTCCACTTTTTCGTCTATTTTCTCCTGTGTAATCCAGTTTTCTTCTTCTTTGGGAGTTTTGTCATTATTAGACTTCAATTCCTTGTTAAGTTTTTCTAAAATGGCGTAATATTTATCATACAATTTCTTCCACTTTTTAGGGTCAGAAATAGACATACACTTAAGGAGTGATACTATAGCGATTATATAAGAGCGTTGAGTATTGGGCTTGTATTTCACCAATTTCTCTAAAATGCCCTGTTCATCCGCCAAGAATTTCAGGTTCTTGATTTCTTTTCCGTCGTTGAGTTTGAGAAGGTTGCGTTTGTACAGATTCTTGGAAGATTCGGTAATATTTTTGAGGTCAAAAATCTTGTCTAAATCCATTTTATATATTATAGTAGATATTTTTATTTTCCTAAAATATCTAATTTTGATTTAAGCCATCTCAATAATTACGATGAAATTGCTTTAACATAAGCAGTATTTCCACTCGCAAGTAGAGTTCCTTGATTTCCAAATGCGTATGAAATATTTGCGGTAAATCGGTATGTCTTGGTGGAATCTAACTGAACAACAATAGGACAAGAAACCCCTGCCCTCCAGTGTTGGTATGGACCATTCCAATCTTCCGTATAGTATAATCTATAATGTTCGCTACCATCTGTCGCAGAAAAATAAGTGCTCATACCTATACCGCTATTAAGTTCCCATTTGAACCAAGTTTGTCCTACCTCGTAATATCCTGTAAAAGGGGGCGTAAATGTTATACTCCCATAATCGCCTATCGTTATATTAGCCTGTGTTGTTGTGTTTATAACTTGTGATGAAGTTCCGCATAACCATCTACACAGAATAGTGCTTCCAATTACTTTCCAAGTTGCTCCGTTCCAAATCATCGGCATATAAGCACCAATATTACCAGCACCAGTAAAGTTGAATAAAATTTGGTCGCCATAAAGAGGGGCTGGTGGGGGGATAGGGAAACCACTCACTATATTAGGGTAATTATTTTTCCAAGTTGGTGGATTGATAGAACCTTGTGATACGATGACTTGATTTGTGCCTCCGTAATTAGCACCACCTATTCCTAATGCACCTGCGTTATTTATTCGTAATTTTTCAGATACAGAACCACCATCAACTTTGGTTTGGAATTTTATCACTCCACCATCAGTTAATTCACCTTCGGCATCTATTTCGGCGTGTTCGTGGTCGTTGGGAGTATCGTAAAAAACAATCTTGCTCGTTCCACCAGTATTCATTTGGAAATTCCCATCTAATTCTAAATCTTCTGTCGGAACTGGGACATTAATCCCCATTCGGCTATTTACAGCATCAAAATATAGGAAATTATTAATGTTTTTAAGTTGTAAGATGTCGTTATTGTTCATATCAATATCGTTCGCACCAGCGTTATTACCTGTAGTTAATGTTGTGTCTAAATTTATTACAGATGGAAGCCCACTCGTTTTCCCTAATATAGCATTAATTTTTTGATTGAGAGTATAGTTTGAGATGCCTGACATTTTATATTATATAGATATAAAATATTTTATAATGATTATGGTTAAGTTTTTATAATGTAGTATAGAACTAAATAGGGTTGAAGAATATTAAATGCTGAACCACTGCCTCTATTTTGTATAGAAATTCCTGTGGTTGAAATACCAGTAGTTCCAAAAGTCCCCCCATTCCCAACACTCGCTCCCCCAACCGTCCAACTCGCTACACCAGTACCTCCTCCGCTACCAGCAGTCGCAATTGCTGAATGGAAATGACCAGAGTCATTTACGCCGTGATTATGCGAAGGCATCTGGGCAATAGTAAGAGTATGTGTTGCACTACCACCAGTATTCGTTCTTGCATAACTTCCTCCAACGCCCATCGGCACACGTTGGCTTAAATCTGGAAGGTTAAAGTTTGCTCCACTACCGCCAAAATCATATCCAATAACTGCAAATAGGTCTGGGTATGATGCAGTCCCAACAGAAGACCCATCGCATATTAACCATCCACTTGGAGCAACACTTCCTGCGTAAGACATTATTGCTCCAGAGGGGGTCGTTGGAATAGTAGGAGGATAAGCACCACCATTAATCGTAGTAAGGTCAATATTATTTACTTGTAAGATGTCGTTATTATTCATATCAATATCGTTCGCACCAGCATTATTACCAGTTGTTAATGTGGTGTCTAAATCTATTACAGATGGAAGCCCACTTGTTTTACCCAATATTGCGTTGATTTTTTGGTTGAGAATATAATTGGATATTCCTGACATTATCTATACATAATATATATAAAAAAATGGTTGGCGGATGGACACCTGAAGTTTTAGAACTTTTAGAGAAATTAAGGATAAATTGCATAAATTTACACCACTATCATCGTAAGTCATTTTTCTACTACAAATCGTATTCCAAGTATTTCCGTATCCCAGTCTTAATAATGAGTTCTCTAAATGCTACTGCTTCAGTTGGATTACAGAAATTTATTGCT